TTCGGTGATCTCAGGAATTTCGACGTTCTATTTCAACGGAGATAGCGACCTTATGGAGGAAAAACCTCATAAGCCAGAACCCAAACCTGAACCCCAAAAAGAAACCGAATATGGGACTTGAATCAATACTGTTATCGTTAGCACAAAAATTCATCCTGGACCCCGCCTGTTCCGTCGTGAAGGAAGAAGTCGAGGAGTTTATTGAAGAGAACATGAACGACTCCCAGAAAAAGGCGATGGGCCTGGTCGTCGAGTCAATGCCCGAAAATTCGTTCAAATCGGTTAAAGAATTCTTGGGTTAATGAATGTTTCTATCCGACCATGTGACACTCAGGGAGGCGGAGAAGAGCCAGACGGCGTTGAGGATGGGGATCGAGAACAAGGCATCCGACGTGCCGGAGGCGATCCCGAACCTGGTCGCCCTGGCCCAGACGGTCATGGAACCAATCCGCAACAACTTCGGCCCGGTCTCTATTTCCAGCGGTTTCCGACATCCTGATTTGTCGGAGGCCTTGAAATCATCCAATAAGAGCCAACATTGTTTCGGCGAGGCGTTTGATTTCGAGTGTTTCAAAAGCCCAGGGAACCGGGCGGTCGCCGAGTGGATCGTGTCCACTACGATTTCCTGGGATCAATTAATCCTCGAATTTGAAGACCCTGAAGGAAAAGATTTGTTCGCTGGCTGGATCCATATTTCAAACAAACGATGCAAGAGAGATAACCGGAAGGAGATCCTCCGGGCCGTGAAACAAGACGGAAAAACTGTCTACCTCCCTGGATTAAAATAATGGCCCTGATCCCCCTCGATATTCCGCCCGGGTTCCAGGCAAACGTCACGCCCTACCAGGCGAAGAACCGATGGGTGAACGGGAACCTGGTCCGGTTCTATGAGGGCCGGATCCGTCCAATTGGGGGATGGACCCGCCTCAGTGATGACCGTCTCGAGGACGGGAGTAATGCACTGGACCCCGCCAGGGGGATGCACTCGTTCCGGCTATCTTCCGGGATCCGGAGGCTGATCATCGGGACCACAACCAAACTCTATAAATGGGACGGCGGAGACAACCTGGTTGATATCTCCCCGACCACGATTACCCAGACCTCTTCAACGATTTCAGGTCTTGGTTACGGGACCCTCGAGTATGGCGGAGACGTCGGCGTGAACGGTGGATCAACAGTAGGAGGTGGAACCTGGGGGACACCCCGGGAAGTGGTCGTTGAGGGGTCTGAGGACGTCGCAAATGAGATTTTTGTCCCGGTCTGGCACATAGACAACCTCGGAGACGTTATGCTGGCGTGTGGATCAGGAGACGGGAAAATTTATCGATGGTTAGACTCAGCCGAAGGTTCACCAAATCCATCTACAGACCCCCCCAGGTCAACCGTCTTGACAAACGCCCCAACCGGTAACGTCGGGGTCATTGTCACCCCGGAACGTCATATTATGTGCCTGGCCCCAGGAGGTGATACCCGGAAGATCCAATGGGCCAGCCAGGGCACTCTGACGGAGTGGTCCCCGACCGTCACCAATACGGCCCGGTCCATCACTCTACAAACCCGAGGCGAGATCATCACCGCCCGGAAGTCCAGGTACGGGACCCTCGTATTTTGTTCTGATTCCGTCTACCGCCTGAACTACGTCGGCCCTCCCTATGTCTATTCAGTTGAGAGACTGACCGAGGGGGCTAACCCTCTAGGGGCCAAGGCCGTCGCCGGGTCAGCCGATATCCTAGCCTGGATGTCGAACGGTAGATTCTGGACCTATCAGGGCGGGTACATCAAAGAAGTCCAGTGTTCAGTCTCTGACCATGTTTTCCGAGACATCAATACCGAACTGGCGGGGCTCATTGTCGCCTATCATAACGCCGATTTTGGAGAGATTTGGTGGAGTTACCCGGTCAGCGGATCCACAACCCAGACCCGTTATGTGGTCTGGTCCTACAAGGAGAATCACTGGACCTATGGAGAACTGGAACGGACGGCCTGGGAGGACCAGGGGACGTTTGGGTATCCGATAGGGGCCGGGGCGGATGGCTATCTGTACCGTCATGAGATGCAGTTAGACCCGAACACCGACTTGGACCGTGGGTCTGGCCTGACCATCCCGACAACCGTCACCGAACTATCCTCGAACACCAGGTCCCTGGCAAGAAACGCCGAGACTGTCACAGACTCCGAGCATTTGTGCTTTGCGGAGACGGGGGCCATCGAACTAGGCCAGGGGGGTCGGCTGATGTCAGTCCGTCAGATCCTGACCGACACCGACGCCGGGACCAACGGGCTCAGATTGAAATACGACACCGCCTTCACCCCTGACTCGAGTGACACAACCAGGGGACCTTTTTCATTGAATGCCGACGGTTATACAGACGTTAGGTTCACCGCCCGTCAGATAAAATTCCGGGTGGAAAGTCCATTCGACACAGACTGGAGGCTCGGAGACCTCCGCATAGACGCCGTAGGGGCCGGAAAACGATGATTTTACCATCTCCGCCCCTTTACTACGACCCGGTCTTTATGTTCGACCTGACGTCCCTGGTCGTCAATAACGCCGAGAAGAGTGTGAAGGTCGATGAGGATAATCCGATCTATACCGGGGCTCTGATTTTTAAGAGCAAGGGGCTGGCGGTGACCGAGGTCAATATCACCAACGCCGGGACCGGGTACAGCAATTCGACTGTCACGTTTACCGGAGGAGGGGCCTCCACCCAGGCCACCGGGACGGTCACCCTTTCCGGGGGATCCGTCCAGAGCATCAGTGTGGACACACCAGGATTCAATTACACCTCCGCCCCTACCGTCACGATAGGCGGGGACGGGGCCAGTGCAACCGCCACGGCGGTCGTAGATGATAGATTTTTTAAGTTGATCGTCAACTCAGACGGGACCCTCGGGACCGAGGAAGTGACGACCATAAACGGCGTCCCGGTATCATCCGGGAACCCTGACGCATAAAGAGACATGGCGATACCAATTGTAAGCGACATCATCTCGGCATTTGACCGAGAGACCCCCATTGAAAAACAGACCAGTATTGACCCGGCGGTCCAGGCCTTCCGGGATCAACTGTTTGGGTACGGTACGAGTCAATACAACCGACCTTTCCAAAAATTCACTGGGACCAGATTCGCCCCATTCACTGAGGATATGAATCAGTACATGGAGGGGGTCAGGGGTTTAGGAACCAGCCCGGCCTACGGGACGGTAGCCTCCAGTTACCAGAACCTAATGAACCGAGGGGCCCCCCAGACCGAACAACGGTCTTTCCTGAATACAAACATTCAGGACTATATGAACCCCTACAACGCCCAGGTCCGAGATGCGACGGTCAACCAGTACCGTGACGCCCTGGCAAACAACCTGAACCAGGTCGGGGCGAACGCCATGCAGTTCACTGGTGGCGGGGCCGGATACAACGACGCCGAGGCCCTAGAGAGAGGGGTCGCAAGAGCCCAGACGAACAAGGGGATGTTTGATTCCCTGGCGAGGCTAAACCAACAAGGGTATGACCGGGCCACCGGCTTGGCGATGCAGGACATGGCAGGAATGAGGGCGACCGATCAATTCAACGCCCTGAGACAACAAGCCCAGGACTCTCTTGGACTCCAGGCGACGTCTGGATTGCAGAACGTGACCAACGCACAACGCCAGGAACGGATGCAGAACCTGGCCCTCCAGAAACAACTCGGCCAAATGACTCAGGGATTCGACCAGGCCCAGAGGGATTTCGATTACCAGCAATTCACAGAGGAACGGGACCTCCCGTACAAAAACCTTTCCATGCTGGCCCAGATCCTGGGGGCCTCACCGACGTCTCAGACGACGACGGGGACCCAGTACGCAAATGATTTTGGGAATATTGCGGGGCTTACGGCGTTGGCTATCGCCTCCTCAGACCGCAATAGCAAAACAGACATCACAGACGGATCCCAGAAGGTCCGGAGTCTCCTCGATACCATGAAACCATTCGACTACAGATATAAGGACCAGGAGGGACTTTCCGGAAAACGGATCGGCCCGATGGCCCAAAACCTGGAGAAGTCGGAGATCGGCCGGATGATGGTCAGAGACACCCCCAAGGGCAAAATCGTTGACTACGGCCAGGGTTTCAACTTCTTAGCCGGGGCCCTCGGTGACATCCATCAACGACTCAAGAGTGTGGGGGCCTGATGTATAACGATGTGTACTCCCAATACTTGAGCCCCGAGGCGATGTATACACCCGAGGAACTGTACTTTTTAAACCAGGGCGATATGGGGTTTTATCAACCCTCTGGCCTTCTTGACACCCAACAAGGCGACCCCCTTTTATTCCAGACAGGGGACCAGGTTGACTATAACACGATGGCCCTTGAGGGAGGTGACGCCTCCGGCGAACCCAACATGGCCCTCATGAAGATGGCGATGGGGCTGATGTCAGGCGGACAACAAAAAGAAGAACGGGACCCCGGAGTCAAGATGGGCCAGTTCCGACAATTTAATTTTCTTGGAGGGCCAGGCCCCCGCCAGGCCTCCTTTAATCCTATGGCATACTGATGGCTGACAATCCCTTTTCCAATCTGTACGAGAAAGTGTACGGCCGACAAGGCCTCCTGGGGTTCCCGGAAGGGACATTTAAGAACGCCGAGGGGTTTGAGCCACTAGGCCTCTCCCCTGCACGTCAGGCCCTCCTGGCATTCGCCTCCGGGGCCCTAGCAAACTCAGGACGTTACACCGACACCCCTCAGTCTGGCCTCGAAGGGGTCGGGGCGGGTCTCGGGAGTGCCTTGGGTATGTACCAGTCGGCGGTCAAAGGCCTTCAGGACCAGCGTCAGGTTTTCCAGGAAAGGGAACAGAATCAGGAACTGAAAGACCTGGTTCCTCAATTAGCGAACCGTGCCCGTCAACTCGGCGTCTCTGAGGACGTCATCTTCTCCGCTGAACTCCAAGCCAACGCCAACGTCCGGTCGGCGATCACCCTTTTAAATAACGCTATCAGTTCAGCGAAAACAAAAACCGATACCGACACCCCCGCAAAGCCTTTCCAGGTTACCAGTGAAATGCGGAGGATGTTAACTCTTCCCGAGACAGTTATGTATGGGAGAGATGAGGACGGGATCCCAAAATATTTTGACAAATTCGGCGAACCGGTAACCGGGTTCCCAGAGGCCCAAGAGGTGACACCTCAAGACGGAACTGTCACCGCAATCGATCAACCAGGGTTTGAAGACCAGGCATACATTTTCCTGAATGGGAAAAATCAATTAATTAAAAAGACAGATATCAAAGAGGTAAAAGAAAAAGCTGGGTACAAGTACACTGAGCCTGAAAATATGCCGGAAGGGGCATTCCTGCTTGAGGAAGACACTCAAGGAAAAAGGCGGTTTGTAGACCAGAATTACAATACAATCCAGACACAGAAAGAAGAGACTTTCCAAGAGACAACCGTCCCGCTTGAACCCGATGAGATGAACGCCCTGGGAGACCCCAGGGTTAGGTTCAAGACCATCAAGGCGGACGGCACAGTCTCATACCTGGACCAATACTACACGCCTGTCACAGGGCCTCCAGAGGTCGAAGAGATGCAACCAGAGACCCCCCTCTTTATGACCGGGGCGGATCTCAGGGAAAGAGAACCGGCACTCGCTAAAACCTTAAAACTGGACGACGGCGACATCTTCCAGATCGCTTACAATGATGAAGGCAAACCGACCAACGCCTTCAAGCCGGAATGGACTAAGGAAAAGCCAGCCAAGGAACAACCAGTCTACATGACGAAGGCCCAGGCCCTGGAAGGTAACGCCACCGAAAAGGCATTTGCTGGAAGAATGGGGGACCAGGATTTTCTCTTGAAGACCGGGGGCAAGTACACCGTCGAGGTTATGACGCCGAAGGAAAAGGAGGTGGATCCAGACGTCTTCAAGAATGAATCTACTCTCCGGAAAGAATTTAACCAGGTCGCCAAAAACTACACTGGGGCGGTCCAGGCCTACATGGCAGTCCTTCAAGGGGCTCAACTCCAGAACTCGACTGGCGACCTTATGCTGATCCAGGCCTTCCAGAAGATGCTGGACCCGACATCCGTAGTCCGGGAGACAGAATTTGCAAACGCCCAGAACACCCAGGGCGTCCTCCAGAAACTAGGGATCACACTTGAGAAACTTAAAGCCGGAGATATGTTGGGGGCCAAGGCCCGGGCAAGATTTGTGGACGCCTCCAGGGCCTACATGAGCCAAGTCCAAAAGGCCTTTGCCCCACAGAGAGATTATTACCTGAATACCGCCAAACGTGCCGGGATATCAACCGAGGCTATCAGAGACCCATTTGATGGCGTCCAGGGTATAGACCCGAATTTAGCGACAATCAACTTCCAGGAAATTTACGACGCCGTTGATGAGGAAACTATTTCAGGAAACGTGAAAGATTCCTCTCCAATCAAGGAAAATAATCCCCAGGCCTCGGCCACTAAAAAGGTAGTGGAAAGTGTTAAGTCCGCCTTCACCTCGGAGTCACCCCCTGAAAATATTGAAGACGATGAAGAACTCAACGCCCTTCTCCCTGGAGGCTGATGGATAACTCAACTGTTTTTAAATTTTATAACCTGGCGAAGTCCAAAGGGTATTCCGACGAAGACATAGCCAAACGCCTGAAAAAAGCTGGGTACGACGGCGGGTTGAAGGGGATCCGTCAGATCGTCAAGGGGACGGACCGGAAGATTAAGTCCGCCGGAAAACAGATCCAGAAAGCAGAGGCCCAGGGCAAGGACGACGGAGACGTCTCAAAGTTTGTGAAAGGCGTGATCCGGGAAGTCTTTTCCGGGGTTACCTATGAGCAATATCCTAAGATGGTCGCCTCCCTGGAATCCAGGATGGAGGGGACTGATTACGATGAGGTCCTGGGACGGATCCAGGGCGAGATGAATCAGTTTGCTGAAGACAACCCGGCGTCTGCAATCGTCTCCAATATGACCGGGGGCTTAGTCTCCGGATATGCGGAACTCAAAATACTTTCAAGCCTCGGATTACTTCCAAAAGCATTACAATTGAAATCGGGTCAGCCGATCCGGAACGTCGCCAGATCGGCGACGGTATCGGCCGGGACCGCATACCCCGGCATGATCGCATCAGTGGAAGGCTTACGGGACCGTGGCGTCTATTCTTCGGCCCCAGACAACCAGTCTATCCTCACCGACCCCGCCGTAACCATCCCGACCGCCATCTCAGCCGGGCTCGGCCCAGCCGGTGATGCCCTTGCTAGTGGAGTCAGCCGGGTCGCCAGGGGTGTTAAAAGTAACCTCTCTCCAGGAGGGGGAGAAGGAAACCCACGGGATCCTTCTGGGTCCATAGGGGACAAGTCAGGGCCTGAACGGTCTGCCCTCTCAGAGATATCAGAACGCCTGGAAAGGGACGTTGGCCCGTCAACGGATCCAATCCGTCAGCGGATCGACCGAGTCGGTGAACTGGGCATGGACAACGTTATGACCCTAGCCGACAAGACCATGACCGGACCCCAGACCAGGGCCCTCGCCGGAAGGATGAGCCAGACCCCCTCCAGGACGGCGTCAGAAGGTCAGCAATTCCTTGAACAAAGGATCACGGGTCGAGGTAACCCATTAGACCCCCCAGGGACCCCTAAGCTATTTGAAGGGCCCGGTATGGGTACGAGGGTCAGCGACCTGATCCAGGACCTCATGGGCGTCAGAGTGAGCCCCCTGGAGTACCTCAAACAGTTAAAAAACGAGAGGTCAAGAAAGGCCCCGGCCTACTATGACCAGGCCTACACCAAGTATGTCACCGACGATAT